AACAGTTAGACCTTGAATAATACCATTAACAGACCCATCATCAGCAAGAGTGATAAGGTTTGTTGCATTAGTACCTGTAGCAGTTGTAGAAATAGCGGCAAGTGCTTTAGGTGGAATAACATGTGTCAGTTCCCCTGCTTTATCTTTAGAGAATGCTTTTGCTTTAAATCCAGCAGATCTTAATGCAGTGTTACCAAAGTTACTGTTACTGTTAGTAATTGACATGTCAGCACCATCTTCAGCAGTGAAGTGTGCAGCATATCCAACAGCGAACACAGAAACTGCCTGAATGAATGCGTCATTGGTTGCAACAATGTGCCTATGACCCCAATATTTTCTATACTCTGCAAATCCATCTAAGTGAGCACCATCTCCAGAAACTGCTGTATCATAATTACCAGTTGAATTATTATATCTTACAAATGCCCTATCATCTTTCTGTAGTGATAGTCCAGTAAACTGTGCCACAACCATTGATTTGAAACCAGTTGCTTTAGAACCATCTGCCTTCATTCCGTTCATACCCCATACACTTCTTAGTGATAGGTTGAAAGCATAAGGTGATGCAGAGTCGACTGTATCAATCTCAGTCTTAACAGTTATGTTTGAACCAACGGCATTACCTGAAGGTTCTGCTGTCATCTGATATGTAAATACGTTATTAGATGCAGATGTAACTGTGAAAGAACCATTGTAAAGTCCTGTGTCTGCTTCAGATGAAGGACCAGTAGATCCACTAACACCAGATATATTAATGTTTACACCAACAGAGAATCCATGATCTCTTGGGTTATCAAATTCATCAACAGTAACTGCTGTTGCAGTATTACCATTACGAGTTATCTGAAGTACCCTATATTCATCACTAATTGGACCAACAATTCTGTTTTCCTCAACCCTTGCCTGAATCTGGTCAGCAGTAGGATCACCAGATGTATCAGGAATTGTTGCAAATGCTTTAGATATTTTCTGATAATATATCTCTAGGTCAGTTCTTTCTTGAATGTTTGCAACTGCTGTGTAATCTTCATTAGGAACAGTTCCTTGTGAAATAAGAGTTGATAATGGATTTAAACCATCAGCAAACTCAAAGCATGTAAGTCTATGATGAGAGAACTTAGGAGCAAGAGTATTAGTGCTACCAGGTCTATAATATACTCCCTCTTCTGCACCATCAAAGAAAGAGAACTGCCAGAAGTATGTACCACCAGTTACTTTAAATATCGCACAACGTCCAGGAACATCAGATTCACTTAGAATCTCATTACCAAGAGTTGTTGGATAAGGAACATACTTAGGAATAATTTTTGTACGTCTTAGATCAGTACCAACGAGGGAACAACCTCTGGGAACGATGATACCACCTTCAACAGAATTGTACTTGTATAGTACATTATTAGGAGAAGTTAAGTCTAAGTTTGAGTTTGAATCAATCGGCGGAACATTAGTATATAAAACTTCACCAGGTCTATTATCTACAACATACTCAGCAGGATAGAGCATGATACTGAAAGCATCAAACTCGTCATTACTTAAACCAACTCTATATGAAAATCTTGCTACTTCTAGAAACGCTCTTTGAATACTCTTAAAAGGTCGCAGTGCTGAGTTTCCTCTATTGTCAATAGCATCAGAAGCATCGAAGTCATCTGGGTTGACATATATGATACGTCCAGTTCTGGACGTAATAATATTCTTTAGCCTGGTAAGTGCCATTACTTATACTGCCTTTTGATTATTTATGATTGTCCAAATATTCTGGTCGTAATTGAATCTGAAGAATCCTCAAACCCAACTAAACTGAATATATTATTTGCTGTTGTAGACTTTACAACAAGTGCTTCACCAGGTCCAACAACCAATGAAGTAATTTTATCTACTTCATTATTACCAGTAGCATCACCATCAACAAGATACTGAGAAACTTCAACTGCTGCTGAAGCAGTAGTTACTGCTGAAATAGTTGCAACTGTTCTAAGTGCTGTATTTAACTTAGGAACATCTCTAAATGTATCTGTACCAAAGTCAGCAGAACCAATTCCTTTTACAAACTTCAATACTGAACCAGTATAGTCCTTAACCCATCCATAAGCACCCGCAGTTTGTCCTGTGATTGTGTAAGTTACACCATCAACTAAGAAACCATCTGTACTGTTTACAAGAGTTCCAACTTTATCATAGATGTACATTCCAGTATATTCGTACTCATCTGCCATTTCAATAGAACGATCAGAACCACCATAACCAGAATTTGATGCTGTACCAGTTCCACCATCATAGAAGTATAGAGGGTCTGGAGTTACGGAAGTACCAAATGTGTATTGAACGTATGCACCACCAGAACCTGCTGTACCACTCGTAGTTTTACCAGTAGTAAATTCTGTACCATTATCAGCAGTCTGAGAAAAATCACCGTCAGGACCAAATTCACCGTTGATAGTTGTAGATAATTTAAAATCTCTACCACTCATCGATGCATCAGAAAGATCAAATTTATATGTGCGATCATCTTGAACTTCAAGTTGATCTGTACCAACGTGCATATTATATGTGCCACCAGAAGTATCAGAGAAACAGAATTCTTCTTGAGCAGTAGTAATAGCAGGAGAAGCAGCAATAGTTCCAGCACCACCGCCTGTTCCAGTTACACTATCACCAGCAGCAAATTCAGCACCAGTTCCAGCAAGAGTTGTAGGTCCAACATAGATTGTATCTATATTAATTCCATATACTGTTGCTATAGCAGTGTTTGGAGCAGTTCCTTTAGTCATGGTATCTCCCACAACCCATGTTCCAGTTACAGATTCTAATGGGATTTCTCTAATAGAAAATGCCTTCACATACTTTGTAGTGAGAGGGGGAATATAAAATGATTCAAACTTAAAAGTCTTTTCTGCATCTGTAGTGGTAATTGAATCACCAACAGTAATAGCAGTATTGTTAGTTAGGTTCGTATTCAATGTAATGAAGTACGTTGAAAGTAGATCTCCCTTATGCAACTTATATGTCGATGCATCAAGAGTTAATTTCTGATCATAATTTTTAAGTGCAACATCATAAGCGGAACCTGTTCCGTCGTTTGCAATAGTCAAAACCGTACTAGCACTCTTATCAATAGGTGCTCTGTACAACACAGTATCAGTGTTAGCAGATGGTTTAAGTTGTGCTAGAAGTCCTTGATTTGCCATTGTTATAAATTAGAATCCTGCGTAGAAAAACTGTTGTTGTCTGGTTCTGCCAATTAGAGTTGCAGCACCGATACCAGAACCAAATGTAATGTCATCAACATTTACGTTTGTCGTAGAAAGTAGAGTTGCATCAGCGTCTGGAAATCTGATAGTTCTATTCGCAGTAATGTTATCTGCGTTAATATTAATACTATTAGTACTCTCAAGAGTATTCTTAATAGAAGGGTTAACTAAAGTTTTACCCAATAAAGTCTGAGTTGCCGTTTCAGATACGAAAACATTATTGTTTCCATCATTATTTAGATTGTCAGTTTGAGGGAACTCAAAAGTTTGGTTTGATGATGCGTTTTGATTAGTAATAGAAAAAGTAATCTTTTTACTACTATCTCCTGCGTCCTGAAGAATCAGGACTTCCATACTTTTGTTTTGAAGAATCTGAGTTGCATCTGTACCAACCAACGTAATGTTAGTGTTAGGTACACTAATTATTCTGTTTGCTGTAAGTGCATCCGTATTAAAGGTTGCAGTAGAAGTGTTAAGTTCAGAGTCAGCAACAAGTGACAGGTCTACAAAAGTTTTGTTAAGAACAGTTTGCTCTGCCTTTGTATCAAGTAGAGTCGATGACGTTGCAGTTGGTTCAAGAGTCGTTGTTACTGTACCTGCATCAGGTAAGAAGTAAGACCTCCTAGTACCAGAGGTTTCTGCCCAGTTAATCTGGAAGACTGCCTCTTCAGAACCATCAGTAATAACAAGAGAATCCTCATCAATAAGAAGAGTCTTGTTCCTTAGTGTCTGTTGTGTGTCATCACCAACTAAAGTTGTACCATTACCAGAAGTAATAGCAGGTAATGTCATAATTCTGGTATTAGTACCAGTACCAACATTACTTACTTCAAACCTTGCTTTCGGTCCTTGAGCATCCTCAAGAGTAAAAGTTTGGTCAGAAATAACAAAGTTACCTGTAACCTTTACAGCACCAGTTCCTTTAGGTGAAAGAACAATATCAGCATTAGTTGCAGTATCATGTACTGCGGTAATATACAGAGATTTATAACTCTCTGTATTTGAAATAGTAGTCATATAAAAACCACTATTACCAAAACCAAGACCTAACTCATCATATGCAGATTGATATATACCAGTATTTCGGTCTAAATCAAAACATAAACCAGGTTCTGCTTTTGTACCTTGAGCAACACCTTTATGAAGTTGGTTGATTTTAACTTTTCTGTTGGGAATCAAAGGATCAGACACTACAACAGGAAGAATACCTTCTCCTGAGAGATTAGCATCCGAAATAACATCCAACTGAGATATTTTTCTTGTTCCCACGAATAATTACACTATTGGCTACAAGTTTATTTATAAGGTATGATTACAATCACTTATCAAGGATTGTTGGGTCTTTTAAAATCTCCAGAAGTCTCTCTGCTTTCTTTCCTGCTTCATTATGATATGTTGCAACATTTTCAATAACTTTTAGGAGTGTATTATATGCATATTCGGCATCCTCCTCCTCATCTTGAATATCGAGAACCCATGAAAGATTATCTTGGAGTTTATTTTGTGCTCTCCATCTAGCATCTTTTTCCCACAATCGTTCCTCTTCAAAGATCTGTTTTAACTCTCTACCTTTAGGTGATAGTGGTTCACCATACTTATCAGTAGGAACATTATCATCTTCACTATCTGGATTTTGCTCTTGATTTTTAAAATATTCCGAAACAACATTCTCAAATTCTTGATGTTCTTCTGAAGATCTACGTAGATTTTTTGCCATAATGCGATTACAACTTATAATAATATGTAGTTACTTAAAGAGAGGACCATCCATCCATCCAACTAGAGATCGTCTAATACCAGATTTAACAGGTTTAACTCTATGAGGTAACCAAGCAGGAAAAATTATTCCAGTTCCTGCAGGTGGTTTAACTGTACCATGATTCTTATGATAGTAACTAAATTGTAATTCACCACCTTCATATTCATCAGGTTCACTAAGAAGTAATGAAATAGACAACTTTCTTTCCATTTCTATTCCTTCAATTTCATGTGTTCTACCACCATCAACATGCCAACCATAAAAATCCCTTTTCTCTCCTCCTCTATAAACAGTCGATTGTATTTTATCTTTGAAATGTCTTAGATCAAATTGGAAATGACATTCATTTGCAGAAATCAACATACTGTGCATAATACCAGGAATCCATTCATCCCAGTTGATCCAACCAACATCAGATCTTCTAGTATCCAACCGTACATCTGCTTCATCTTGCTGATCACTACTATAAACTTCACCAGCACTATATTCTAAATGATCGCAATACTCTTTCATTGACTCTAAAAGAGGTCGTGGTAGTCTTGTTGGAGTGTAATAAACTCTCTTGTCAGGAAATCCTTCACCCATTGTATTTTGTTAGTGTGTATTGTTCTGGTCTTAGTTTTAATCGTGCAATTTGTTTACATACATCATCATAGTCTCTGAACCATGACCTATTAAATGTATCCTTCATAACTGGATGGAGATACCAAGGCATTGTGTTCTTTATATTACCATTACCATTACCTAGTTCCCATAGATCACCAGACTTAACTTTAGTGAATACTGGTTTCTTATCAATCCTTGTCTTTCTAACCTTCGTTGATGCTAGACTCTTGAGATTCTTCTCCAAGTTTTTCTGCGTTTTCACGCTCTGCACAGAGACGGAAGAACCTCGTGAAGTCTTCTTTCGTCCAGTCGTTGAAGAAACTTTCGTCTTCGTCGTTTTCGTCCCATTCGACTGTGAACGAACCGTCTTCGTTGTCTTTGACATTGATCATCTTAAAAGGTGATTTAAGTTTAGTGTACCATGGTTTCTTAAAAGCGTCAAGTTATCGTTTTATCCATCTCGGTAAATAAAATATAATGAAACTTAAAGACCAGAAGGTTGCTAACGCTGCAATATGTAGTATCCTATTAGGATTAACTATCAATCCAATGGTTACAAGTCCTATCCATGTGTAATCTAATGTACCATGAAATCTGTACCATGTGTTAGCACCATACTTATCAATAAACTTATCCCGTTGTCGTGCGAACCAAGGGGATACATGCCTCATCATAACAAAACCCTCATTAAAGAACATGAGAGCGAAACCAATCCAAAATATCATTTTAACGTACCCCAACTTGTATCATATCTAGAATCTCCAGTTCCATATTGACCTATTGGCATTACATTAAATGCTAATGAATGTCTATCATTATCTTCTTCATGTAGTGCTACTTCATGATAAACATAACTAGGAAACATTACTAACGTATTTGATTTTGGTTTAATGTATATTTCTGTAGCAGTTACTGAAGTAAGTTCCTTACAATTAGGTGAAAAACTTGATAATTGATGTATTGGATTACGAAGTGAAAGACTTCCTACTTTATCACCATAAGTATCATCAAAATAATATACACCACTCCAAAAAGAATTTTTATGTATATGGTTTTGAGATTTTGTATTTTTAGTCATTAAAGTTATCCACGAAGTAGTAATAATAAACTTCGAATCATAACCTAGTGCTTCTCCCAATATAGTATTAACATATTGAGTTAATATATTTTTTGTTGTTGGATAATTTTCTAAAATTCTATAGGTTTTAATATCAGTACATTCCTGATTACCCTCTTCCATATTTTGCACATTACTTTTCTTGTATACATTACAAGATTTTAATTCACTAGTATCCTCATCAACGTGCATTTGTGCTAATGGTACTGTAAAAGAATCAAAAGACAAAGAATTATTCATTTTAACATATCAAAATTAACACTAATTCTATGAGTAGATTCAACAGGACACGATGGACTGTGATAAATTCTACCGTCAAAAAATAAAATATCTCCTCTCTTTGGTGATTCTCTTCTCCACTCCGTCATATCACCAAGTTCCTCATTACTATTATTCTCAGATCTATCATAAAAAACTGTATCTCCATCAGCATCATTGACATAATATAACATGGCAAAATGAGGTATCGCACGAACATCAATATGAGGACATGTATTTACAACTCTATCACGTTTAATAAACAAATTAACTTGAGCACGAAGAATTTCTCCAGATAAATGATGTCTGTTAATAAGATCTTCAATCCCAATATTTTCAATTAATCCACCAAAATATTCCGAAACAACTTTATTATTTACGATTAAACGATGTGCAAGAATTGATATATCATCATACTTCTTGAACTCATCTGGATTAGTTCCATCATCAATCGTAGATTTAGCAAAACCCCAATTAAATTCTTGTTTAGACAAATGATGCTCAATAAGATCTTGTTTCTCTGGAGAAACATGACCAGACCATCGATGAAAAACAACATCACCTAATGTTGGATGATTTAATTTTGTAAGACCAATACTCATAATAATAAAAAAATACTAAGGGGGCACTCTTTCTACCTAGAGATCTTTTGTACTCCCCCTAATTTGCGTTTCAGTGCTTGGAGTCTTGCTTTTGCTTGCCTAATCGCAACAGGACTTTTCCTTGATTTATCGTTGCGACCTCTTTTTCTTGGTGTTTCGTGACTTTTGAGGTGCATCGTCTTGCCCTGTACTCGTGTATTATATAGGAACTATACCCTGTATGTCAAGCATCAAAAATTGTGTCATAACAAACCTTCCAAGTTTTTTACCCATGTCTTGTTCTTCCATACTAACTTTAGTTACTCCATGAGGAATCATTGATGGAAAACATATAACTCTATTATTTTTACACTCGATTTCAATATCCCACAAAGGAAAGTATAAAGTACCACCAGTAAATTTTTTTGGTTCTCTATAAAACCAAGTGAGACAAGTCAATCTTGAATTATCTCTATGTTCCAAATATTCATCACTGTCCTCATAGTATGCAAGTTGAGTAAAATCCGCTTTATAAGCAGCAACATCATTAATTGCCCAATGAGGATGGTTTTTAAATATATGTGTATTATCGAGTAATTTTCTATTCACATCAAGAATACTAGATGCAGATCTATTAGGACCAAATAAATGATCCAACCACATAGTCCAATTTGCTTTTAATTGATGTTTACTACCATCTTCATTATACCCATCCCATGCTGCACCATTATCAACTGATGCTCTTGCCATCCTTCTAGGATGACACATATAATCCAACTCTTCCCAAATCTCATCTAACTCTGATTGATCATAAAAATCATCAATCAAAATATAAGGAAACTCTTTGTTTTCGCTGAAAATATTCATAACAATGTTAATTGAATTGAATCATTAAATTGGGTATATGTTGGTGGATGAAAATTACAATACTCATTAAAAGTAATCTTCATCTCCTTACGAGTAAGGTTAGCATGTTTTGCTGCTGTTGGCAAGTTCCACTTAGCAGAAAACAACATTTCCATTGCTTCTCTAGTTTCGATTCTCATGCGTCAAATAGTGAATGTTTAGATGTACCAGCATTATCATTGGATATGTCACCAATTCCAGTTTCGTCAGTCTCCTCTAACTTATACTCCCAATCTTCTATCACAGTATTGGAAAGCATTCTATCAGACAGAAGATCCATTTGTTCTCTTGCTATCTCTTCAGTCTCTGCATCAAACCAGAAGTCTATTGCCTTACCTATCCTCAACAAATGAGGTTGAAGTTTAGGAGCAACCATTTTAACATTATTCATTACTGCATTACCAGCAGCATCAGATACAGATCCTCGTAATCTGACATGTACGAGTGCTTTAAACCTCATTTTTTAGTAGTGTTGGAGCGTGTTCTATTAATTATACTAATAAATTTATCACCAGCAAATGTACCACCGAGACATACATCTATCTCGTCACCGTCTCTCCAGTTTGTTTCTCCGTTCATTTTTGTGTGAGTCATTGCTAATTGGATCTTATCAATGACCTCTTGTGTTAATCTCATGTGTTTAGTACCCAAATTAATCTACAGACCATGCCTACTATTAGAATATAGTAGGACCACATAATCCACATGCCAATTTTATTATGCCTACTTCCACGTTGGTAGGGATGGCATCCAATAGGACCAGAGTCCCATCCGTCTTGCATGTAGTCTTGGTATTTCATTTAATATACTCCACTTGATATGGTGGCATCTTTTTAATCTCAACTTCAACAGGTTGTGTGAGTATGTTAGCAAGTTTATTATATGCTATTGCTGTGTATACCTGAGGTACAATGAATGCCACCATTGCAACAATCCAAAACATATAATAATAGTTTTCTTTGTTTTGTGTTCTCATTAATAATACCTAGGGTATTCAGGATTTACTTCTACTTCAATAGTATCGAAGATCCTATTCAATGAGCGAGCAAACATTCTATATCCAGAACCAACATATAGTTGACCAAATAGTACAGATGCTGTTGCTACACCCCAAAAGATGTAATAAAATTTAGATTTCACTTGTGCTCTTTGCTTTTCTTTAGTAATCATTGGTCTTCATGTTTATGTTCAAGTTTACCAGACATTTCATATGCACCTTTGTTTCCACCATGTCCATGTGCAATGCCCAGTTCATGCATTTTAGCATGTTCGTCAATTTGATCTCTAAGTCCTTCCTTTCCTTTACCAAATGTAAGATAAAGTCCATATGCAACTAAACCTAAAACAACTAAACCAAAGAAAAGAATAAATCCTTGATCAGGAGTTAGGTTTAAATGATGGATTACAGCATCTTGCTTTTCCCATGTACCAGGTAATGTATACACTGATGGTTTAGATAAAAAAATCATAAGAAATTAAAATTGATGTTATATCTACCATAATTGGTAGTAGTTGTTGTTGATCTATGTGAATGTTGCCCATCAAAGACAACTAATCTATTAGCAACAGATTGTATACGTTTTTGTTTGAGATATGGCGTATCATACTCAAATTCAGTATAACCGTCACACGTATTTAATGATAAAACTGCAGCAACATTACCCCAGTTAAGATCAGTATGCCATCGATGATGTTTAAGTTCATGAGTCCATGGATAAAAATTTGCTTTTATCCTAACTAATGATCTATAATCATATACCTTATTTCTAATATGAGGTAAAACTATCTCTCTCATCTCAGTAAAAAATGGATGCGTCACACAATCTTCTGAGTAAATCATTGATATACCCATCCAATTCCAATGTGGCATCCCTTCTTCTATATCATCTATTTCAGCAACAGTTGATTGAAGTTGATACAAGACTTGCCTATCTTCATTAGGAGTCATTGCAATTTTAGAAATCCACTCAAAGTCATCCTGAGGAAGAAAGTTATCAAATACTTGACGTTTAATCAAGGTTGTTGGATCCACTTGCAGCATTATTTGCCTCTAAAAATTGTTTTTGAAATTCTTCTACCTGAGTCTGCAATTCCTCTGGTACATGAGGAATTTCATTTACAGGAACCATCATAGCAGATTTACCATCCTCACGAGTAATTTTCCAACAGACACGTTGTGTTTCTGTTAGATCCATAATAAAGTCAAAATGTTCTTCTGCTTGACTTTGTGTAATTCCAATAGGTCCAATCATGTTACAGCATAGCAATAAGTGATCATATCAGGATCAAGAATATCTTCGATATCCTTTATAGTTTCAGAGAAACCTTCAGAACCTTCGTTATCCCATTTCCAATTTACAGTCTTATCATACCCTTCATCATCAACGACCTTGATCGTTCTTTTTGAAAAGTTGACAAAAACGTGTGCTAGTTTAGATTCCACCATGTGACTCCATACTATAGTATCTAGTATAGCAGTCAAGGGATACCCTGTCAAGGGTTAGTTGATAAAGACTGTCTTACCAAGGATTAGTACTGCTGCTCCTGCTTCAAGAAGCATACCAGCACCAGCGAGAATAGTTACAGCAGTAGATGCTTGCATATAGACGAATCCAGCAACAGCATTAACATTGTATGCACCAGTAAGAACATTACAGTTATATCCTGTTGTACCACATGTCAATGAATATGGTCCAAGTGGGTTTGCAATAATATATCTAGGAACAGCATCAGCAGACATACCAGGTGTCATAATTGTTTCAACAGAACCACCAACCATTCTACGAATACCTGTAATTGCCTTAGGAAGAGGTGCAACTGGTACATTAACCATTTCAACTAATGAAGGTGTAATGAGATCAATAGAGTTATCTCCACTGATAATAACTTCTCCTGCAGAAATAGCTGCTTGTCCACCACTAGATTCAAAAACACTACTGGTAAATTTACTAGAAACAGATCCTACATTAAATTCTGCACCTTGAACTTCGAACTTAGCACCAACAGTATTGATATCAATATCAGATCCAAATTTAATTGTATGCTTTTGAACCTTTTCATTCTTCTTATTACCTTTTTTATCTACAACTTTAGGAGCACCTTCAGCATCCATGAAGAACCCACCACCAACTTCAAGATGACAATCACCAGTAACCTTGATGAAATAATCACCATCGACGTTTAAAACATGATCACCATCAATTTGCTTACAATGGTCACCATGAGTTTCTTCTGTATAATTACCAGCATATGTTGTATGGTCAGCAATTAAAGAACCAGTATCACCCTTACCACTGTTTGCTGCCTTTACGGAAGCATCTACTTGTTTTTGTAGTTCTTCATCAGATATATCTGGATTTTGTTCACGAATTGTTTTAGCAGCAATATACTTTGCGTATTCGTTCTGATTACAGCAGATAGATGTTTCTGTTGTTCCACTTGCTTTTTTATTTACACTTGCCTGACGACCAGGAGTTCCGACAAATAGTTCATAAGAACCATCTAAGAAAGTTTTAGCAGCAGTTAAATATGGATCTGCTTCATTAAAAATATTATCAAAAAGACCACCAGATCCTGCATTACCACCACAGGTTCCTCTGCTATCTCCTCTAATTGCATTAATTTCTGCAAGTTCTTCAGGAGTACAATGAGTAACACCAAATAAAGGATACCAACCTACAGTATCTTTACCACCATCAGGTTTACGATCACAATTACTACCAGCAAACTTAATGAACAGTTGAATCAATCCAGTAAGGCTAGTAATACCTTTCTTAAGAAGATCAGTTCCCGCTTCAAAAATTTCACTACCTGCTTTCCATGCCTCAATAATTTCTTTTGCTTTACCAATACCATCTACGATTGTTGATACTGTATCAACAATACCCATTACTTGATCAAGAAGGTTTTGAACTTGGCAGATAACACCATCGATTGCTGCCTGAACACCCTGCATAACCATGGTTGCTTTATCAATCAACCCATCAAGAAAACCTTCAAGAACACCCATAATACTTCCTATGGGATCTGAGATAAAACTAAGTATCTTACTATCAATGTTACAAAGAGATGCAAGAATTGCTTTAACTGCTGCTTGAATTGCTGTAAACACAACAAATGGAACACCAGTTGCACCACCAAGAAGATTAACCAACTCTAATTGTTCAGCAAGATTAGCAAGTGCTTGACGCATTGCAGCAACTACTTGAGCAAATACACTACTCAAGAAATTTTGAAGTCTTACAGTAAGTTGTTTTGCACTAACTAACTTACCAGTAACTACATCTAAGAACTCACCATCCTCTGCACGAATCAAAGAACCAGCATGATCTGCAAGATCTTCTACAAGATACGATAACTTATACTCTAACGTTTTCCAAGGACCACCAACACCATTAGCAGCAGGATTAGGTTTGTTTGAATTTCTTGGTTTGACGGGATTACCACCACTACCATTCATTACAGTTCCTATATTATTAGGAGAACCCTTACCAGAAATACCAGCAGTCTGATTCTCACCCTTTTGGTTAGGAAGATCTACAGTGTTAGCAATATTTGCCCTATGATATCCTTCCTCCTTTGTCGCTGCCATACTTGAGTTAGGATTGCCAGGTGTCATTGTCGCCATATTGACACCAACGCCAGGTTCCATGTTCTCACCAGTAAATGCAAATACCTTCTTTTCCTGTGATTCATCAGATTTCTTAACTCTCATAACACCAATAACTATTGGCATTTGAGCAGACTCTCCATCCATAAAGAATCCCATAACAATAGCACCAGGTTGCAGTTGACCAGAACTTTCACCCTGACCATCATTTCCTGGTTGGCATGTATGCTGTAATACTGTTGCCCATGGAAGACTATCAGTAGGAAGATCTGCTGTCGTCCCACCTCTTACATTGGTATAATATCCAAGCACACGAACTCTAACCCTACCCAATTCCATAGGGTCTTCATTATCTTCTACTTCACCAACCCACCAGAAAAATCCGTCTTTACCAATAAAGTTTACGGCAGGTTCATTAGTAATTCCTTCAATTGATGGCATTGTATACTTTTATCCTTACGATTTATTTATTACGTTTGTATCAAATAGAATTTCGTTGATGTAATCTTCTGCCCATTGGGGATCGAACCATTGACTCAAAACTGCTTTAGTTTTTTTATTTTTTCTCTGTTGTGTGCAATAATAACATTGATCATCAATTCTCTTCATAGTATTAACCCATTGCATATCAAACTCAGAATTTTCTACTATACCTTTATAGAGTTGCATAGATTCTTTAATTAAATCCATATACATTTCTCTCTCTTCCTCTGTTTTGATACGCATGAACTTACATCCTTGTGAGAAAACATCATCAGTCCATAAAGGTAAGACTCTATTCTCTTTAAACTTATACTTGTATGATATATCTCTGTATACATCAACATATTTTTGAGTTCCAAACACAGGTGATATATCAACAATTGCTGCGGTAACTGCATTAGGAGTTTCTACAATATCAGCACCAAAAATGGGTATAGGATAATTAGGATTGGGATATAATACACAATGCATTACAGAAATATTTTCTGTGTATCCAGTTTCTAAATGCATCTTTCGAAGTTTATTACTCTGATGCATTTCATTTATAATGAATACATTATCATTTTCCACAATAGGATACTTGTTCTCCATAGGTTTAACATCTGGAAAACTTTGCAATTCTTCTCTTATATAATTGGCAACTGTCATTGACAGTTGAACCCATGGTTTTACATACTTTCCTGAATTCATTATTTCATCTCGTAAATACCAATTTCGTTTATACCCATCATATTGAATGAGACTATAACTCTTTCTTTGTCGCTAGTATTTGGATTTGCATAGTGTAAAAGTTGAGAAGGAAAGAAAATAATATCTCCCTCTTTTACATCAGGAGTAAAATCCATATGATCCCCTGAAGAAAACTCTGTAAAGGGACTTATAAAAGTTGTAGCAGAATGTATGTTGGGATTATAATCAGCATATAATACTGCTGCCCAACCATTTGATCCATGATTATGAGGACAATGATGATCTCCTTTTCTTGCTCTTTGACTCCATACATTTCTAATGTATGCAGCATGACCAACATCTCGTTTGAATTGTAGTAGAACTGGTTCTATAAATTCATCAAAGAGATCAAAATATTTCGATTTAGATTTATCAACATAATCTGTTGATACAGTATCACCATCTCTTTCATATGGAGGTAAACTCTCCAATAAAATTGGTTTATAAGAAGACCAATTAGGTACACTATAATGTAGTAATGAAACTTTAAATGGATGGTGTATTTTCATAATCTATTCAACTCTTAAGTACTTATATATTTCATCTGCACCCCAAACAATCCTACCTTTAGAGTCCAAGAATCTATCTCTCATAAAAAGTTTATTACTATACACACCAAGTTCAGCATGAATAGTATCAGTATCAAACTGACCCATCCATGCTGTACCATCAAATTTTAATACCATATCACAATCTTCATTGCGTTGCAACCCACTATAGGTTCCACCCCAATGTTCCAAAATAACTTCTTTATCCGACACCTCTACTAATTTCTTATAAGTTTTTAAATACGGATCATGAGATGTTCTCCTATCCCAATGAATCGAATTTATATACTCATCATTTTGCTCCCATTTAACATATACAGATTTGTATAGACTGGGAGCTGATTGTGCTTGACGACTATTAGACCAAGTTCCAAGTAACCATGATAAAAAGTTTGTCATTAATCGTCATATACTAAGCACTCTGGTTCGTCTGGATGCTGGTCGCACCATAGTTCTATTGTGTTAGGATCGTGATGATCTCCTGCTTTAATCTCTGCTGCATGATGAGAAGCATAATCTTCTAGGTCATGAAGTTCGCCTTCAATATGGCGACGCATCTGAGGATTAGTTGTAGGATCCTGTAAGATCTCTTGATCTTTATGAATATGGTCTTCTATGGTTTTCATAGTACCTCCTTGATACAGTAGTATTTATGAGTATTATCAAGGATTTCTTGGTATAGAGTCCTTTAACAATAATACGTCTGATGTCATATTATCACCAACAAGTTTATGTGTCAACCCACCAATGACATATCTTCCACTATATTTTCTATCTATATCCGTGGTTTGATTCCTTTTATAGGTTGCAGGTAAAACTACATTAATTCCATTTCCTGCATACAAATCAAGATTACCAGGAATTTTAAGCATCAACTTAATATTCTTTAGAGACTCAATCCTCATCCATTGGTATGCCTGAAGTTCTACCAATTCTTCATAATTTTTTTGAGGATTGTTTGCATATTTTGGATCAAAAATTTGATTTGATAGTGCAGTATATCTTGTACGTCTTGGGTAATCAACAATACTTTGAATTGTCGAATCTAATTGTGTTAATGGATTGACTGCTTTACTCTCATTTAAATGTGACATTTTTGGCCACATAGCAGAGATACCATAACGGTAAGCATCTACTGACATATCTGTACTTAATCCCATCTTAGATTGTGTTACGGTAACAGGATCAAAACCCATACTAAATCCTGCCCAAGCACCGTTACGCAATCCAGTTAAGAAATCTCTCTCTTCTGGAAATACTATAGTCTCAATTTTAAATTGATCAGCACCATCTGAACCAGATGATTTTGTCGAATACACATATGTGTACAACTTACTATCACCTGTAGTAAAATTAGTATCTGATTCAGATTGATTGTTTACATTATCAATAATTTTATCAATAGACTTAAAATGATAACCTAAACCATTTTCATAAAAAATAAATCCATTTTGAAGAGTACCACCCTTTCTTGCCTTTCGTGTTGACCTTTGTGCAAGCCAATAGATACAATCATATGGTCTCCAATTTGTTGCTATAAATTGCTGTTTATTTGTAGATTCTTCAATATAAATCTTCTTTTGAGTTCTTATATACCTTTGATCTGTCTTCAGAAGTTGTTCTACAATATCAGAA